GGTATGCGATTTCCTGCACGACAACGGCCATGGACTTTGGCCAGTCGCTTTCACTGTCGCTATCGTCCACCATTGCCTGCGATGTCTTGAGCATCGCGTCATAGCAGGACAGCGAGTATATGTTCTCCTCCTTGTTGCAGGTGTCCACCATGAACTCGCCGAATTGCAGCGTTTCCGTGTGCTCTGTAACGTCCAAATCGGTGAGCCGGGCGATGATGCGCACCGAAGCGCCGTCTGGTATGCTTTCTCCATCGTCCAGAAGAACGTCCAGCTTCAAAGAGGCCGCATTGCAGTTGCCGATGCTGAACGGCTCGGTCGCCAGACTGTGACTGATCTGCGGTGCGGAAATTTTATAGTATTCTTTTCCAGCTATGACGGCGCGGGAATCCAGATTGAACCGCCCGCGAGCCGCCAGCTCCGTCCACAGCTTTGTTCTATGTCTCGTAGGATCACCTCCTTACTGCTCGGTCATGTTGAACGCCATGCCGACATAGTAGGTTTTCTTCGTGGCCTTGTCGTACCGCTGCGCACCGAAGGGCCGGTTCGCGCAGTAGTAGGTCTTGGTCAGATATCGCCCTGCATCCGGGTCCAGCAATGTGGCGCTGAAGAATGTCTGGCTCAGGTCTTTCGACAGCTGGGCAGCGACTTCCTCCGGGATATCCATCAGCGTGACGGACCATTTCATCTTGTGACCCAGCTTGTTTCTGACCATGACCGCGTCCAGCGTGTTTCTTCCAGACTTGCTGGAATCCACATCGCTGTCCGTGGGGGTAAGGCCACCCTCTGCTACCCACTGGGTATAGTCATGATTTCCGATTTTAAGAATCGGTTTCATAGGGTTCTTGCCTCCTTATACTTCCGTAGGGGTCAGCAGCGGAGAGGTGCCGAACATCCTGGTCTTGCGGTTGATGTAGTCCACAGTATGCTGCGACAGGCTGTCAGCATCCACGCTTACCTCCACGCCGCTGTACTGCTCGACCGCTGCGCAGATGCTGTTCGTAGCACTGCCAATGGCCTGCACGATGGTGCGGGTCGTTTCCTCGTTGGAGGCGTGGATTTCCTCCACAACGTTCCCAGAGCCGCCGCCAGCGCTGCCGCTGACACCATACGGCGTGACCATGCCGGTCGCAACCGCAGGAATGAAGAAGTTCGCGCTCTGCGTGATTTCCGTCAGACGGTCAAGCAGGCTTGTAAAGCTGTCTGCCACCTTGTCGGAAAACCGGGTCAGAACATCATCCAGACCGTCCACGATATCGACCTTGCCCGAAACTTCGGACAGCAGCGGCATACCGCTGCCAGCGATCGCGCCGTTGGCCTCTGCTGCGCCGTCCTTCACAGTGTCAACCAGATTGCCCATCTGGTCCTCTGCACTGGACAGCAGGGCAGGCATGGCGTCCTTCATGCCCTCGTCAATACCGGCAGGCAGATACTCACCGATTTCACTGGCCATAAGCTTAGACGGCGAGTGGATGCCGAAGAAATTCTTGAAGCCGTTGACGATGTTGTTGCCAACGTTCTTGATGCCATTCCACAGGCCGGTTGCAGCATTCTTGATGCCGGTTCCGATGCCCTGAATGATGTTCTTACCAGTCTCTACTGCCTTGCTGGTCAAGTTCTTCACGCCATTGAAGATGTTGTTTATCACATCACCGATGGCTTTCAGCGCACCGCAAATCACGTCAATAACCGGCTTCAGAACGCCACAAACGAGGTTGACAATCTTTGCGATGACACCGAAAATCGCTCCCAGCACATCGC